TGAGTCTGACCCTTTGGCCTAGGCAGGGATAGCATCCACTATCTCATAGCTCGCTTGAGCATTGAGACGGCTATCCCGCCACAGGACTTAATAGATTTAGATTCGACAATGCTCCAGATGTTACTGAAAGCGTTGAAAGATAGAGCAAAGGAGCAGAGCGATGCCTACAGAGCTAAAAGGCGCTAATGAACTTCGCAAAGCCCTAAAGAAGTTTTCGCCTGATCTAGACAAAGCAACACGCGATGAGATGGTCGGATTTCTTAAGCCACTGGTAAAGAAGGCTAGAGGCTTCATGCCATCTAACGGCTCGATGCCGTCTGGATTCGTTAAGCATGAAGTTAAGACTGCAACCTTTCCAATGTACGATGCAACTGAGGCACGTCGAGGCGTAGGTTATAAACTCACACCCACTAAGCCTAATCGCGAGGGATGGTCGGCGACTGTCTCGATCCACAATAAGACAGCAGCAGGCGCGATCTTTGAGACGGCTGGCCGTAAGTCTGGAATGTCTGGTCACTTCACGCCAAGATTACAGGGTAATTTAACAGGTTCCGGAAAGATGTCTGGCCGAGCAATGTTTAAGGCATATGCAGAAGATGAGGGCAAGGCTAAGGCTGGAGTTATTAAGGCGCTTGAAAAGGCCGCCGCTAAGTTTAATGGAAGTGGCAACTGATGGCTGAATTAAGAATACCGATTATCGTTGAGAACAAAGGCAAGAAAGCCCTAGGAGACACCGACAAGGATGTCAAGAAACTTTCCAAATCTTTTAAGAAGTTAGCAGGCGCAGTCGGCATCGGTCTATCAACTGCCGCCGTAATTAAGTTCGGTAAAGAAGCTGCTAAGGCATTTATGGAAGACGAGAAGGCAGCCAGCCGTCTAGCCATGTCGGTTAAAAATCTTGGTCTAGGATTTGAGTCAGTTCGCATTGAAAGTTTTATTAGTGAGCTTTCTGCCATGTCTGGTGTTACAGATGATCAACTGCGTCCGGCAATGCAAAAACTATTGCAGACTACTGGATCGGTTACTAAGTCACAAGAATTACTTAACCAAGCACTAGACATTTCACGCGGTTCTGGAGAGGACTACGAGACTGTAGTTAATGATCTTTCAATGGCTTACGTTGGAAATACTAAGGGACTTCGTAAGTATGCTCTAGGACTATCTCAGGCTGAACTTAAGACTATGAGTTTTGCGGATGTACAGTCTAAGTTCGCTGCTACATTCAAGGGATCTAATGCTGCTTACCTTGACACATACGCTGGAAAGTTCGAGCTAATTAACACAGCCGTTGGAGAAGCATCAGAAAAGATCGGTGGGGCTCTAGTCGAGTCTCTAGTGGCAGCCTTCGCAGCTGGAGATCCTCAGGAGTTCGTTGCCAAGATCGAGGGACTAGCGACAAAGATCGCCAGCATGGTTGCGACAGCCGTCTTTGGATTTAAGAAACTTTACTACCTGACATCTGACCAAGCCATTCTTGCATCCCTAAACCCCTTTGATAATTATGAAAACGAAGTAGTTAAGATTATCGACATTCAAGAAAAGATGTTTAGAGCTTCATTCGAGGGCATCAAGATGGGCTATCTCGGATCTATGCCTATTGGCATTTATACCACTCCAGCGAATGATGCAGCTCGCAAGAAGGCAGAAGCAGACGCACTCAAGCGTGCCAAAGAATTAGCAGCAGCGCAGACAAAGACTCTGGCAGAAGCCAAGAAGAAGGCTGCACTCGATAAAGCCTCAAAGACTCTCAATATAGATGCTATTGGTATTGAGGCAGCACTTAAGGGAAAGATTAGCGAAACCGATCGCATTTCTTTGCTATTGCAGAAAGCGCTTCTTGAAAGTAATGCCACTTTAGCGACTCAATTAGCAGACCAATTAGATGCTGCCACTAAACGCAACGCTCTCCTAAACGCTGCCCTACTTGCTACTCCTAAGGCTCCTAATCCTTACGAGAATTGGAAAATCCCAGATGATGTTCTGGCTTGGACAGCAGCTTCTCTAGGCATGACAGTTTCATCCTTAGGCACAACCCCTGTCCCTATATCCTCAACCTTTTCAGATGCTCAAATGGAATTGGCAGCTGCTGTTAATGCTGGGCAAGTCGCAGAGCAGAAGTTAATTAACGTTCAGGTCTATCTAGATGGCAATGTTGTAACTGGAGCAATTACAGAGAACCAAGTTAATCAATCTCTATCTGGCACATTCAGCGACGTTAACCGATCAGGTGGCCGCGGAGCCGTAGCGATACGATGACCCTACCTGCCACAATATCGGTCTCGTTCGACTTTAGCCAAGGTGCTACATTCGGATATCCCTTTACTATTGGCGACCCTATCAACGGCGTTATCGGTGTGTCTCAATTCGCATCAAGCGAAGTCCCTGATCCAGTAGTCGATCTCAGTAGCGTCACCCGCTCGATCAAGATTAGCCGTGGCCGTAACATCATGCGAGATACCTATGAGGCTGGCAACTGTACAGTCCGAGTCTTAGATCCTGACTCATACTTCAACCCTCAAAATACATCTAGTCCCTTTTTCGGCTACCTGACTCCGTTGAGAAAGGTTCGTGTAGCTGCTACTACTGCAACCACTCAGCACTTCTTATTCTCAGGTTATGTCGATTCATATAAGTATTACTATCCAACAGGGCAGGAGATTGGATACGTCGATCTAGTCTGCTCCGATGCATTCAGACTCTTTCAGATGGCTAACGTGGCTACAGTTACAGATGCAACTGCTGGCCAGACAACTGGCACTCGTATCGGTAAGATCCTAGACCAAGTTGCATTTCCAACATCAATGAGAATTACCGACACAGGATCAACGACAGTCCAGGCAGATCCCGGAACTGCTCGCCCAGCCCTAGCAGCTCTCAAGGCGGCAGAGTTCGCAGAGCAAGGCGCATTCTTTATTCGCACAGATGGCACAGCAGAGTTTAAGGATCGCAGCGATGTAGTGGGATCTCTGGCGGCCACACCTATTGAGTTCAATCAGACTACAGGCATTCCATACTCAGACCTTAAGTACGCCTTTGATGACAAGCTCATCGTTAACCAGACCAGCATGACACGCATCGGCGGCACAGCGCAGACTGCCGTCAACGTCGACTCATCGGCTAAGTATTTTCCTCATGGCACTACTGTCACAGAGATGATCCCTCAGACAGATGCTCAGGTTCTAGACATCGCCAAGATATACGTTGCAACCAGAGCTGAGACAACTATCCGCATCGATGCTATGACTGTCGATCTACTCGATCCAGATGTACCGACCGACACGATGATCGGTCTAGATTACTTTGACAATCTAAAAATTACTAACGTCCAGCCAGATGGCTCGACAATCGTCAAGACCTTGCAGGTACAGGGCTTGGCGTGGGATATAACCCCTAACAGCATGAAGTGCACAGTTACAACACTTGAGCCTATAGTCGAAGGATTCATCATAGGATCATCAACATCAGGTATAATCGGACAATCCATAATGGGATACTAGGAGAAAATCATGGCAGAAGGCTTTCCAGCGACAACAGGCGACATCTTTACAGCCGCAGACTATAACGGCCTAGTAGCCTTTACCATCGGCGCAGCCAACACAGTCGACTATACGGCGACAATTTCCGACGCCTATCAGGTCTTAGAGCTTATGAACAAGTCATCAGCAATAGCCTTCAACATCCCTACCAATGCCTCGGTAGCGTTTCCTATTGGCACTGTAATTACAGTCCTCAACATTGGCACAGGAACTTGCACAATCAAGGCAGTTACCTCTGGCACAACTACAGTCTTAAGCGCTGGAGCAACAGCTGCACAACCTACACTTGCACAATATAAGTCAGCAGCTTGCATCAAGACTGGCACAGATACTTGGTATGTCGTCGGAGCAATAGCGTAATGCTCAATAACATATCTGGATTTTTAACTGGTACAACTGCTGCGCCTGTACAATCTGTTAATTATTTGGTTGTAGCAGGTGGCGGTGGAGGTTCTGGTGTTTACGGAGGCGGTGGCGCAGGCGGTTTAAGATCAACTGTTACAGCAACAGGTGGCGGTGGATCTTTAGAAAGCGCTGTAGCCTTTGCTTTAGCCACGAATTACACAGTTACAGTCGGAGCAGGTGGAGCAGCTGGATACAATACAATCGCACAGCCTACTGCTGGAGCGAATTCAGTTTTTAGCACGATAACATCAACTGGCGGTGGCAAAGGCATTTCTAACGAAGGCACAACTGCTGGTGGTTCTGGTGGTTCTGGTGGTGGTGGTAAAGCCAACGTAAGCCCTCCAGACAGTAATGGAGGCGCAGGCACTACAAATCAAGGCCGTGATGGCGGCAATGGTGCAAATAATGGAGTCACTTATTGTGCAGGAGGCGGCGGTGGCGCATCGACCGCAGGTTCTAATGGAAATTTCACAGCTAAAACGGGCGGTAATGGCGGCGATGGTGTTGCAGTATCTATATCAGGATCATCCGTAACTTATGCAGGTGGTGGTGGTGGCGGTACAGCATTTGGTTCAGGCACAGCAGGTACAGGCGGAAGCGGCGGCGCAGGCGGTGGAGGAAACTCAGCAAATACAACGGGAGTGGCTGGAACTGCCAACAGAGGCGCTGGTGGTGGCGCTGCGAATAGCATAGATGTGAATGTGGGCGATTCCCCTTCACTAGTTGGTGGCGCAGGCGGTTCTGGCATTGTAATTTTGGAATACCCTAGCGTCTTTACAATTACAATCGGTGCTGGTCTTACAGGTTCTACAGCAACAGTTGGCAGCAACAAAGTCACAACAATCACAGCTGGAACTGGCAACGTAAGTTGGGCGGCATAATGGCGCACTACGCATTTTTAGATCAGTCAAGCATTGTGACAGAAGTAATTACTGGCATTGATGAAACAGAATTAATCGAGGGACTTGATCCTGAAACTTGGTATGGCAATTTTAGAGGCCAGACATGCAAGCGGACTAGCTACTCATCTTCGATCAGGTTCAACTTTGCAGGAGTTGGATATACCTACGATCCGATTGATGATGCATTCATAGCACCTATCCCATGCAATCACAAAGAATTGGCATTGAACGATCTCAAGCGATGGGAGTGTGCAACCTGTGAAGCCGAGGCTAAGCAAGTCCGCAATTCAGCTTAGAGAGCAGATTGATGATGCATTCCCAGATAGAGATAGAACTTCGGACGGCTGGATCGGTGATACCCGACACGCTGCTCGCAAGTCTGATCATAATCCAGATGTACAAGGATGGGTTCGTGCCATCGATGTTGACCGCGACCTTAACGGCAAAGGCCGGAAGCCCGATGTCATGCCTGACTTGGTCGATCAGATTCGACTCCTTGCAAAGTCTGGCGATAAAAGAATTAGTTACATCATCTTTGACGGAAAGATCGCATCATCTAAGAAGGCTTGGGCTTGGCGTCCTTATGATGGGATCAATAAGCATAATCATCACGCGCACGTCAGCTTTACTATCAAGGGCGATGAAGACTCTAGTTGGTTCAATATCCCGATGATAGGTGGAAAATAATGGAGCAAGCAAAATCACTAGCAGCATCATGGGCTCGATCATTCTTGGCCGCTGCCCTCGCGCTATACATGGCAGGCGTAACAGATCCTAAGACCTTAGCGATGGCAGGCGCGGCAGCAGTAGCACCCGTCATTCTGCGCTGGCTCAATCCTAACGATGCCTCATTCGGAGTCGGGAAAGAATGACTCAAGAAAACTTCTTCACTCTTTACTTCGCTAGCCTTGCCGTCATCGGTGGGCTTGCAGGTTATGTGATCACGCATCTTCTGTCTGAAATTAAGCGACTCAACTCGCGTGTCGATGAGATCTACAACATACTTCTCGAGCGATAATTTTAATTATGGCACGAAAGAAAGTCATCGATCTCGATACTTACTCACAGCTTGACGCATGGGCTATCAGCCTGCACGAGATGTATCGCGCACTACGCAGGGCAGGCTTCGCTGTTGATCTCTGTCTAGCAATCATTACAGATCGAGACTCTTATCCTGACTGGATTATGCCATCAATTCCCGACCGCATGGATCCCATACCCTACGAGGACGACGACGAGGATTAAATGAAGCGAATAGTCATAGTGAGCGACCTACAAGTGCCGTTTCACGATCGACACGCAGTCAAGAATGTAGCACAATTTATAGCCAAGTTTAAGCCGCATGAAGTAGTCACGATAGGAGATGAGATTGACTTCAACACCATCTCGAAATGGTCAGAAGGCACGCCAGAAGCCTACGAGCAGACTCTGGGAGACGATCGCGATGAGGCTGTTCAGGTACTTTACGATCTCCAAGTAACACAGATGATTCGGTCTAATCACACAGACCGCCTATACACACAGATCATGCGTAAGATCCCGTCATTCTTATCCTTGCCAGAACTTAGGTTCGAGAAGTTCATGCAGCTCGATGAGCTAGGGATTACCTTTCATAAGAAGCCGTATAACATCGCGCCTAACTGGATTGCAGTCCATGGCGATCACACCCCTATCAAGTCACAAGGGGGTCTCTCAGCCCTTGAGGCAGCCCGTAGGCATGGTAAGAGCGTCATCTCAGGGCATACTCACAGGGCAGGCAGATCGTCCTTCTCAGAGGCCTCTGGTGGCCGTATAGGGCGCATCCTGCATGGCGTAGAAGTGGGCAATCTTATGGACTTTAGCAAGGCCAGTTATACCAAGGGATCGGCTAACTGGCAGCAGGCATTCGCCATCATGTACGTCGATGGTAAGAACGTCCAAGTCGATCTCATCTACTTTGAGAAGGACGGGACTTTCGTAGTCTCAGGCAAGCGCTATGGACGACCTAGATAACGAGCTAGCAAGGGACATCGACGACCACATGGATGACGCAGAATCGTTACCATTTCGTTATCTTAAATCTCTAGAATTCCCCCTTAGGGCGTGAGACAGTAGAGCCACGGATGAAGGGCATCCTAAGAAAGGCTCAACATGTTCGATCCATCACTAGGCGATTTAATTGCCATGATTGCACTATCAGCGCTATATTTCCATCTAGGCCGTACAGTCGGCATTCGCGTAGGTTATCTACAGGGGCGTAAAGCTGTGCGAGATTACTACGACAAGAAAGAAAGGGTACGAGTGTGAATGCAGGTGATTTCCTCTCAGAAGCAAAGGCAACAATTCAAGAACGTGGCATGGACTACGGCCACCCATCGGACAATATGTCCAGAACAGCACGACTCTGGTCAGCATTCCTCGAAATGCCTATTACTGACTATCAAGTGGCATCATGTATGGTCTTGGTCAAGCTCGCACGAAGTATGGAGTCTGGAAAAGTCGATACATACATCGACGCTGCTGCCTATATGGCAATAGCAGGACAACTACACACAGAGGAGAATGAGCTCTATGTTTAACTTAGAAGATTACGAGACAGTCGAAGAAAGACTTATTAAGTTCTGGAAGGATCACCCAGATGGCCAGATACATACAAAGCTCATGGAACACACTTCTGGCAGATTCATTGTCGAGGCTTCGATATACAGAACAGAAGCTGATCAAAGGCCATGGACTACAGGGCTTGCAGAGGAGACAGTTCAAGGTCGAGGGGTCAATGCTACTTCTGCGCTTGAGAATTGCGAGACTTCTGCTATTGGTCGTGCGCTGGCTAACGCTGGATATGCCACTAAAGGTAAACGAGCATCTCGAGAGGAGATGACAAAGGTGGCAACAGTCAAGAAGACCGAGGCTATTATTGACGAGACAAAGGCTAAGATGCTACAGACATCTGGCGAGTACATACCAGTAGTGAAGGAAGAAGATCCATGGACTATCAAGCCAGCGACTATGCCGCCCACAATGGGGGAAGCTGTGTCGATGGTGAAAGAGATCATTGGCGGCCAGACAGAGAAGGACATCCCTCATTGCAAGCATGGTGAGATGTTCTGGAAGACCGGCACGACTAAGGCAGGCAAGCCATGGGGTCATTTCAAGTGCAAGGCAGCCGTCACGGGTGAGATCGGTGGACGCTGTGAATCACCTAACGATGTCATCTGGTACGAGATTGCTCAAGATGGATCATGGCAGCGCCAGAAAGGGCGTGGATAATGCGCCGCTGGAGATGCTCAGAATGTGATTCTAAACAGCTTACGATTACATTGCTAGAAGATAAACTGATAATGAAATGCGAAGAATGCGACGATCAGAAATGGGTTAAACGTGGGTAGATTACAGTTCATGAACCAAGATGGAGAATGGGAGTCATTCCCTACCGAGGATGAGATCCATCGCTCGAAGGAAGTCATAGCAATCCTTGAGGAGTTTACTTTTACAACTAGATGCTGCTTATGCAATGAGGCAATTCCTTACAAGGACATCAAGGTCAATCTGACTAATAAGAGTTGGTCATGCTCTAAGTGCCACGCGGTAAATGGCCTCTCAAAGCCGTAAGCATCGAGGATTCTCGACCGAGCGTGTGGTCGCACGTTACCTTTCGGAGTGGTGGCCACACGCAGACATCGGTAGAGGGGCTGGAAAAGATATAACACATGTCCCGTTCGACATGGAAGTTAAAGCTAGATCGGCGTTCCAGCCTAAGGCGTGGATCGATCAGGTCACAAAGAGGGCGAGTAAAGCTGGTGACTTGCCTATCGTAGTTAGTCGATTGAATGGCCAAGGGGAGAAGG